TTAACTGAATATGTAGGAAGATTAACTGGTCCAGAAGGATCAACAGCTTCAGGAGCAGATGTTACTGGAAAACCTAAATATTATTCAATGTTTGGTGGAGCAACTGGATTAGGTTCTACAGATTCAGGATCTATATATTTAGCTCCTACACCAGACGCTAATTATATATTTAGAATATATTATAACAAAATGCCAGATACATTAGAATCTGGTAATCAAACTAATTATATTAGTTTGTATTTTCCTCAAGGTCTGTTATATGCATGTCTAGTAGAAGCATATGGATTTTTAAAAGGTCCAACTGATATGTTGACACTATATGAAAATAAGTATAAAACTGAACTACAAAAGTTTGCAGCGATGCAACTTGGAAGAAGAAGACGAGACGATTACACGGATGGTACATTAAGAATTCCAATCGAGTCACCGCCTCAATAATTAGGAGAAAATTTATGGCAATAACATCAGCAATTTGTAATAGTTTTAAAGCAGAAGTCTTACAAGCTTTACATAATTTTACAGCGTCATCTGGAAACACTTTTAAATTAGCTTTATATACAAGTTCAGCTACATTAAATAAATCGACAACAGCGTACAGTTCATCAAACGAAATATCTAACACATCAGGTTCAGCTTATTCTGCAGGTGGTGCAGCACTTACAAGTGTAACGCCAGCTTTATCAACTGACACTGCATGTTGTGACTTTGCAGACCTTAGTTTTACGTCTGCTTCTTTTACAGCTAATGGTTGTTTAATATATAATGATACAAATGCTGATAGAGCAGTTTGTGCAATCGCATTTGGTTCAGACAAAACTGTAACAAGCGGAACTTTTACAATTCAATTTCCAACAGCAGACGCATCTAGCGCAATAATTCGTATAGCATAAGGAGGAAATCCTTATGGCCAATTCTTGGAATGAAGCAGGCACAACCTGGAGTACAAATCGTTGGGGTACTACCGACGCAATTACTCAAGGATGGGGTGCTGATGCTTATGGTACAGGTAGTTCATGGGGTCAAGCTGAAGACGAAGTAATTCAATTAACAGGTTTATCATTAACATCATCAGTTGGCACTCCTGTGTCTGGAGCACAACAAGGTTGGGGTCGAGCTGAATGGGGTGAAGAGCCTTGGGGAGAAAGTAATAACCCTGTTGTTACTTTAACAGGTCAAAGTACAACTACTGCTATAGGTTCAACAACAGTCACTGCAGAAATAAATACTGGTTGGGGACAAGATGGTTGGGGTGTAGAAAACTGGGGTGAATCTGGACAAACAGTTGTAATAGTTTCTGGTGTTGAAGCAACTACAGCTATTGGAGAAGATGTTAGTTGGGGTAAACAAACTTGGGGATCTGCAACAACTGGTTGGGGTGGTGAATATTATTTAATTCCTGCAGATGTAATTGGTTTAAGTGGATTAAGTTCTACATCATCAGTAGGAAGTCCTACAGCAATATCTGATGTTACGTTAACTCCAACAGGTCAAAATGCAACGTCATCAGTTGGATCTTTAGATCCTTCTGATCAAGTAATGGGATTAACTGGATTAAGTTCTACAGCTTCTGTGGGTGCAATTACACCAGCAGATGTTATGGGATTAACTGGTTTAGAATCAACAACATCCCTAGGTTCTGCTTCAGTTACTTCAAATCCTATTATAGATGTAACTGGTTTTTCTATGACTTCTACTGCAGGTTCTTTAACACCAGCAGATGTTATGGGATTGACAGGAGTTTCTGCAACTGCATCAACAGGTTCTTTAACACCAGCAGATGTTATGGGATTGACAGGAGTTTCTGCAACTGCTAGTGTAGGTAATGTAGCACCTTTAGGATATGAACGAATAACTGCTACACAGGACGCTGGTTATACACGTGTTACCTCTGGTAATTAATGTAATATGTTATTGACAATAACTATAAAACAAATTAAAAAAAGATACTAATTAGGAGAACAAAATTATGGCATCAACTTATACGGCTCTCGGTGTAGAACTAATGGCAACTGGTGAAAACGCCGGTACATGGGGAACAAAAACTAACACCAACTTAAACATAATCGAACAAATTTCAGGTGGATATACTGCTCAATCTATAGCAGGTGGTGCACAAACTACAGCTTTATCAGTTTCTGATGGATCAACTGGTGCAAGTATGGCTCACAGAATGATTGAGTTTACTGGTTCTATTACTGGAAACCAAATTGTAACAATTCCGTTAGATGCACAAACTTTTTATTTTTTAAGAAATTCAACATCAGGTGCTTACACAGTACAATTTAAATATACTTCTGGATCAGGAGACACATTTACTTTTTCTGCAACAGATAAAGGTGATCAACTTGTATTTGCTACAGCAAATGATGGAACTAACCCAGACATTTATACATTAAGTTTTGGTGATGTAACTCTTGATGGAACACAAACTTTAACAAACAAAACTTTAACTTCACCTAAAATTGGAACTGCAATTTTAGATACAGGTGGAAATGAATTAATTAATCTTACTGCAACAGGTTCAGCTGTTAATGAAATTACATTAGCAAATGCTGCTACAGGTAATGCACCCACAATTACAGCTTCTGGTGAAACTAACGTAAGTCTTAATCTTGTTCCAAAAGGAACAGGTACTTTACAAGGAAACGGTTCAGCTTTAAAAATTGCAGGAAAAGAAACTATGTGGGTTCCAGCTGCAGCAATGTATGGACCAACTACAAATCCTGCAGATGCGGCTCAAGTAGAAACAACAGCAGGAAGACCAGATTTAAACGTGTGGGACTTTGATGCTAGTACAAAACAATATACACAATTTACAGTGGCTATGCCAAAATCATGGAACGAAGGAACAGTAAGTTATCAAGTTTATTGGTCTCCTTCTTCTACAAACACAGATAACTGTATATTTGGTTTACAAGGTGTTGCATGTGCAGATGGTGATACTATTGATGTTGCATATGGAACAGCAGTTACAGTAACTGATGCTGGTATAGGAACAGTAGAAGATCAACAAGTTTCAGCTGAAAGTGGTGCAATAACAGTTGCAGGTTCTCCTGCAGCAGGCGAACAAACTTATTTTCAATTTTATAGAGACGCGGCAGACGGTAGCGATACTTTTTCTGGAGAAGCAAGAGTTCTAGGAGTTAAAATATTCTACACTACTGATGCAGCTAACGACGCATAAGGAGAGTAAAATATGGCAAGTTTTGGTTATCAAGTTTTAGGATTTGGATCTGGGGGAGCAAACCCAACAATTAGATTTTTAGTCGTCGGTGGTGGCGGCGGAGGCGGTTACGGAAACCCAGCATCAGGCGGCGGCGGAGCCGGTGGTGGCGGTTTCAGAACTTTAGAAGATGCATATCCAGCACCAGGTCAAACTATTAACGTAGCTATTGGTGGCGGTGGTGGTGGTTCCAATGGTGGTAACCCTTACAATGCAGGCCAACAATCAACCCTACAAGGCGCAGGATTTACACTTCATTCAGCAGGTGGAGCTGGCGGTGCAGGAGGAGGAAACGCTCTTAGCGGTGCTGATGGTGCGTCTGGAAGTGGTAATTCTACTTTTGGAGGATCACCAGGCCAAGGTAACGTACCAGCTACAGATCCAGCACAAGGTTTTGATGGTGGTAATGCAAACCAACCAGCTGCAGGAGGCGGTGGTGGCGGAGCTGCAGGCCAAGGAGGATCAGGTGGTCCAGGTGGTCAATCAGATATTTTAGTTAAAGGTCAACAAGTTGCTTACGCACCAGGTGGCGGCGGAGGCTTACACGGAGCTAACACAGCAGGCCCAAGTGCAGGTGGAAACACCGGCGGTGGCGGCGGTGGCGGCGGAGGAAGACCTCATGCACCTCAAAATGGTCAACCAGGTGGAAGCGGAGGATCTGGTATTGTTATTATAAGAGTACCAAGTTCTAAATACACAGGTCAAACTACTGGATCTCCAACAGTTACAACTGATGGTTCTGATAAAGTTATAAAATTTACAGGTGCAGGGAGTTTAACAACGTAATGGCACACTTCGTTAAATTAGATGAAGACAATATTGTTGTAGAAAAAGTTGTTGTAAAAAACGACGTTATTCTAGACGGTAATGGTGATGAGCAAGAGTCTTTAGGTATTCAATTTTTAAAAGATTTAAATAATGATCAATCAGCTAATTGGGTTCAAACTTCATACAATAACAATTTCAGACATAAGTTTGCAGACATACAAGATAAATATCATGCAGATGTAGATCAGTTTAGACAACAAAAACCTGTAGACAATCCATCTTTTATCTACAATGAAACTAAAAAATGTTGGGTACCACCTATTGACCCACCTCAAGATGGACCAAGCTATGATTGGGACGAAGCTTCTACATCATGGGTTTTGTCAAATATACAAACCCACGCTGATCACTTAGATAAAGGAACAAACACTAAAGCTTTTGATCCTAACTCTAGCGATCTATATTTTCCTGACTAAGGCTAGACAAAAATAATATTTTTGTTATAACTTATCTACATGAAAGATAAGAAAATACACTATAACATTGGTTTTTTTAGAAGTGGTCAAACACTTTTAAGATCTATTATTGGTCAAAATCCAAATTTTTACGTAACACCTAATTCTCTTACAGCTGAAATAGTTTACAGAATAGATACGATTAGAAACCATTATATGTTTTATGAGTTGTCTGATCATGAAGCGTTAAATAGAATAATAAAACAAGTGTGGAATCTTTATTATGAACCTATAAAAGCTGAATATCTTTTAGAACAAGGACCTTGGGGAACACCGGATAATTATCACATATTAAGACAAATGCGTCTTTCACCTCCAGGTAAATTTATTTGTTTGATAAGACCTTTAGAAGAAATAATTGCATCATGGATTAAATACGATAAGCCAGAAGACATTGATAAATATGTAGAAGGACTTATGCACATAGATGGAAGAATAGGAAATACACTTTTATGTATTAATCATTTAAATGCAAAACAACAAAAAGATTTAAAGTTTATACATTATTATGATCTTTGTGAAAAACCGCAAGAGGCAATAAAAGCTATTTATAAACATTTAGATATACCACATTTTGAACATAGGTTTACAGACTTAGACCAACCTGGAACAGT